GCTGGGAGTTGAGAGTTCTGGCGGAGGAGTTAAGGTGGACACAATCAATATCAACGTCGAGAACACCGGAGAGAACTTGACCCCTGCAGCACAGAAACAAATCGCAGGTCAAGTCAAGGGGATTGTCTTGAGCACCTTGGCTAGCGAGCGTCGCAGTGGGGGCATGCTCTGATGACTTATCTGGCTTTCAATGACATCAAGCTGGATTTCGCTACTCAAGCGAAGCGCAGCACGCGGATACAAAGAGCACAGTTTGGGGATGGCTATTCGCAGATTTTGACTGATGGGTTGAACTCTGATATTGAGAGGTGGGAATGCACATCAGCTTTGTTGACAAATGACGAGGCCAACTCAATTGAAAGTTATTTGTTATCACTGAGAGGCACCCCAATTCCATGGACTCCGCCGCGCAACACCAAGACCTTCTCAAGGCCGTTTGAAAGCGGAAAGCTGCTATTGGGCTACACGAACATAACCAGCTTGGTCTTGACGGGCTATACCAGACCTCTTAATTACACTGCGAATTTAGTCACTGGGCTCTTAACTTCTGTCGACATAGCCAATGGCACAGTTGTAGCAATTACACTTACGCAGGCATCCAAAAACTACGTCTTAGATTCTGGATGGACTTTTGAGCTTGTGACCCCCATATACTCTCGATTAAAATTCAGCCTCACGCAGGTGTATGTATGACTCAGTCACCGCCTAATGCTGAAACTTTTAAGACTCAGCTTCCGCAAATTGTTGATCTTTTCACTCTTGATATTGCAGCTTGTTTGCCGCCTGGATCGACAGATGTAAGTATTTACAGGTTTGCAAACTGGTCCCAAGTCAACGGAACTGATGTGGCTTACAAAAGCCACACTTATACGGCATTGCCCCTTGAGACATCTGGCTTTGAGTTGAATACGTCAGGGCAACTAGCAAGGCCTTCAATTACATTCGCAAATGTAGGGCTTGGAATAACTGCTCTGACTAACACTTATGACGACTTGGTGGGCGCTACGGTCCAGCGCATCCGCACCCTGACCACCTACCTAGATGGCGCTCCAGGCGCTGACCCTGACGCTTTTTGGGGGCCTGATGAGTGGATTGTTGAGCAAAAAAGCAGCGAAAATAAACTGGCCAT